CTGCTGCAACTAGACGCATCAAATCAAACTGGGTACAGCGTACCAATTCCCGGAGAAGGCGTCCTTGCTCATAACGGCATACGACTTTTCTTAGGCACTAACACGCATATCACGGTGTTCTACGGGTAAGAGATGACGATCTCGCAGTTTCCCAACGTGGTTACTCCAACCCCGCCAGACCTTGGTGGGGCAGGTTATGACGCGGTTGATAAGCTGCGAGTATCGACACCTCAGGCGTTAATTGACACCGACTTTGAATACGGCATCCAGCCCACAAAGTGGGAAACTGTTTCCCTCCAGAACAACCGCCCATCTTGTTTCTACGACCCCGCTGCACCCCTGACTTTTACAGGTATTTCGGGAGCAGGTACGAGGGTTGTTACAGTTTTAACGACTACCCCTCCAGCGGTGGGCAGCGTTATTTACATTCAAAACGCAACCGACTTCAACGCTTGTGGTTGGTTCTATGTGGACACTATCTCAGCAGGTGTGAACTTCACCTACACGGCTGCTGCCGTCATTGCTTCCGGAACTATATTTGACCCTGATCGCACGTACATGTGGGTTGGTTCGTTCTACTCGGGCGCGGGTATTCTTTTGGGTTCAGTGACTGCGTTTACTTACGTTGGTACAACAATTACCTGTACAACAACTGGCGCACATGGACTTGAGCCAAACAACAACATCTACGTGCGTACCACTACCGCTACGACAAACGCCCCCAACGGTGCATGGGTCGTGGCCACTACGCCGACACAGAACACATTTACGTTCCAAGTGGTCAATACGCCAACCGGGACAATTGGTAACACGGCAAACGCCCTGACGTTGAACGCACGGCCTGATGGTGTAGTGGAACAAAGAGCTTTTGATGGTGGCGTGGCGTTTACGGCAGGTGCTATCTGCCCTAACTCGCAGACTATGCGCCAGACACGCCGGTATTTTCGCTATCAATCAGGTAAAGGAATTCAGTTTTCTACCGGCTCTACGCTCCAGCCAGCCCTGTTCACCACGCAAATTACAGCTTCTGGCACCACAGTCACGGTGACTTGCCGCTTTCCACACAACTTGGCTATAGGCACAACCATCATCGTGTCCGGCTGTTTGCCTGTTACGTACAACGGCACCTACGTGGTGGCCTCTACGCCGACGCAAACTACATTGACCTACGTGGTGCCTGTCGCCCCCGCTACGACCCCTGCAACGGGCTTTCCGCAGCGCGTAAGCGCCAAAAATTGGTATGGCTCTGCCGTGCGTGTTGGCATTTTTGATTTGCAGAACGGCATGTTCTTTGAATACGATGGTCAGACGCTCTACACCGTGCGCCGCAACAGTGTGCTGCAACTCAACGGTGTCTCTGCGATTACGCAGGGTAGCCAGATTGTCAACGGTACGGGAACGCAGTTCTCGTCCCAGTTGGACACAGGCGACTACATAGTTATCCGTGGCCAGTCCTATCGCATATTGGGTATCAACAGCGACACCCAACTGTTAATTTCTCCCGAGTACAAGGGCGTTACCCTGACTTCTGGTGTGATTATTTCTAAAACTATTGACGCCAAAACACCCCAATCTCAGTGGGACGACCCATGCAACGGAACTGGTCCATCAGGGTACAACCTTGATTTGACACGCATGCAGATGTGGTTCATCGACTACTCATGGTATGGCGCGGGTGTGATTCGCTTTGGCCTTCGCACTACTCAAGGCACCGTTGCCTACGTCTACACCTTTGTCAATAACAACCTTCAGTACGAGGCGTACATGCGAAGCGGTAACTTGCCCGCGCATTACGAGTCCACTGCCGTTGGCCCATTGACCAAACTCAGTGCAACACTGGATAGCAGCGCCACAACAGGGGCTCTAATCCAAGTGGCCGACGCCTCTCAATTTGCTCCAACAGGTTCTGTTCGTATCACGCAACCGGGCGGCACTGGGGTGGTGGAGTACATCACATACACCGCAAAGACGGCCACTACTCTGACAATTGGGGCTCGCGCACAGGCGGGTGGTCAAGCCACCGCGCAGACATTTACGTACTCTGCCACCGCACCGGTGACTGTTACGTTTGCCGCACCTGATACGGCGGCTACTTTGGCCCATTGGGGCTCCTCAGTCATCATGGACGGTCGCTTCGACGACGATAAATCGCTGCTGTTTAACTTTGGCCAGATCGCCAACGTGAGCGTGGCCCCTGCCGCTGTGCAGCCCCTGCTCAGTATTCGTTTGGCACCCAGCGTAGACAACGGTTTTACTGGCGTAATGGGTGCTCGGGAAATTATCAACCGCATGCAGTTAAAGCCTTCTGAATTGGGCATTTACTCTAGCGGTCCATTTCTGATTCAAATGCGGTTGAATGGCAGACCCAGTGGCGGAACGTTTGTTTCAGCCGGTGGCTCTTCGCTGTCTCAAGTGGCTACCCATGCCGTGGGGCAAACATATGCGGGCGGCGAATCTGTGGCTGCGGCCTATACAAACACAAACGGTCAGACTACACTTGACCTGACGCAAGTGCGTGATTTAGGTAACTCAATTCTAGGTGGGGGGACAAATAACGTTGTGCCCAATACTACCGATAATTTATACCCAGATGGCCCTGACGTTTTGACTGTTGTAGCTACTAACATTGGCGCAGCGGCAGCGACAATTCAGGCTCGCCTAACTTGGACTGAGGCACAAGCATAATGGCTACAAAGAAGACAGCAGCATGGACACGCAAAGAAGGCAAGTCAGACAAGGGCGGCTTGAACGCGAAGGGCCGTGCGTCCTACAACAAAGCCAACCCGGGCAAACCCGGCTTGAAGGCCCCTCAACCCGAGGGCGGCAGCAGGCGCGACTCTTTCTGCGCCCGTATGGAGGGCATGAAGAAAAAGCTGACCAGCCCCAAGACAGCCAAAGACCCGAATAGCCGTATCAACAAGAGCCTTCGGGCATGGAAATGTTAAGGAGTAAATCATGGCAACTAGATGGGACAAAGTACCCGGTTTTAAAGATGATGTCGCAAAACGTAGTTTTGAAGACATGGACAAGATTAAAAAAGCTGCAAACATAAATTCATCCGATTTAAAGGGTGGGGCCCGTCGAGCAGTAATAGAAGCTGGGGGCCGTGGCCTAGCTAGAAACATTGGTCGTGGTGCACTAGCGGAAGGTGCGTTGGAAGCTGGGTACGGCATAGGCCGAGCAATCGACGAAAAGACCGGTGTAGGCAAAAAGATTGTGGATGAATCTGGGCTAGGTGATTTAGCCGAGCGCGTTGCTAACAGCCGCGACAAAGTAGAACTGTCTGAAGGTGCTAAAAAACGTATTGCTAGGGGCGATCTGGATACGGAAGAAGTTAGTCCGTCAAAAAAGAAGTCCGCTGCTAGCAAAAACATGTCCATCGAGGGCAAAATGTACGCTGGCCGCAACCCGGAAATTGATGACGACACACGGCAATCCGCTGGTAACTACAAACGCGGCGGAAGCGTTGCCTCTAAAGCATCAAGTCGTGGCGATGGGATAGCCCAACGCGGCAAAACTCGTGGAAAGATGCGTTGATATGGACTTGATGATCTGGAATGTGTTTTTGTCGTTTGCATCAGCAGCGCTGATGTTCTGGGTGAAGGTGTCTCACGACGAAGTGAAACGCCTTAGTATTCTCCTGAGTAAAACAAGGGAAGAGAACGCCGAGAAATACGTGACCAAAGTGGATGTGCACAACGATATAAATCGCGTATTGGCAAGGTTAGATAGGCTTGAGGGCAAAATTGATGATTTCATGAAGGAACATCGCAGTGCCCTCAACTAGCAATAAACAGGCAAAATTCATGGCAGCGGTGGCCCACAATCCAGCGTTTGCTAAGAAGGCAGGCGTCCCACAGTCTGTGGGCAAAGAATTCAACCAAGCGGACAAAAGCCGCAAATTTTTAAAAGGTGATGATATGAAATCTGAAGCAATGAAAAAAGGCGGCATGCCCATGAAAATGAAAGACGGCAAGAAAGTGCCTATTTTTATGAACAAAGGCAGCACGGCCAAAAAGATGAACATGGGAGGTATGGCCTACGCTAAAGGTGGTTCAGCTTCTGCTCGTGCTGATGGCATTGCTGCTAAAGGCAAGACCAAGGGCAAAATGCTCGCTAAAGGCGGCAAAACCTGCTAAGGAACAATCATGGCCACAAGCACTACAGAGAAAGGTATGCGCAACTACAAATCTCGCCGTCCCGAAATGACAGCGGATGATGTTGTGACCCCTGAAGCCCGCGCTCGTCAAGCGGCCATGATCCAAGAGGCCAAGGATGCAGCAATGCAGCCTAAGATTGAAAAAGCCTACGAAGCAGCCCGCACTACACCCACCAACTATAAAAATGGTGGTTCTGTGTCTAAACGTGCCGACGGAATTGCCCAAAAAGGTAAGACCCGAGGCAAAATTTGCTAAGGAACCAATCATGAAGATGCCTTCAAAAAGCGACGATAAACAAGGAATGAGCGTGAGTGGGCGTGGACGCCCCCGTGTTAAGCCCCCTGCTGGTCTGACTATGCAAGAAGCAGCAATGGCTGCTGGCTTGGCCCCACAACCCCGCCCAATGCCACGCCCGATGCCACGCCCGATGCCTACTCGCATGAAGAATGGTGGTAGCGCATCAAGCCGTGCTGATGGCTGCTGCGCTAAGGGTAAAACTAAAGGTAAGTTCATATGATGGCAAGCCGTGGTATGGGCGACATTAGCCCCTCCAAAATGCCAAAGGGAACTAAAAAAGCCCGTCGGGATAATACTGACTTCACGCAGTACGCTGAAGGCGGTAAGGTTAATGCTGCGGGTAACTACACCAAACCTAGCCTTCGCAAGAAGATTGTGAGCCAAGTTAAATCTGCGGCAACGCAAGGGACCGGCGCAGGGCAGTGGTCAGCACGTAAAGCGCAGTTGGTGGCCAAGAAATACAAAGCCGCAGGTGGCAGGTACAGAGACTAGTATGAAAGCCCCACAGAAATCGCTCAAAGATTGGGGTGATCAAAAATGGAGAACTAAAAGTGGTAAAAAATCTTCTGACACAGGTGAAAGATACCTACCAAGCGCTGCGATTAAAAATCTCAGCGCTAGTGAGTATGCTGCAACAACGCGTGCGAAGCGTGCTGGCAAAAAAGCCGGAAAACAATTCGTAGCGCAACCAAAAACAATTGCGAAAAAAACAGCGGGATTTAGATAATGACAACCTCCGGCACCTCAGCATTCAATATGGAGTTCACAGAACTCGCTGAAGAAGCGTGGGAGCGTGCTGGCCGTGAGATGCGAACAGGCTACGACCTGCGCACAGCCCGTCGTTCCATGAACCTGATGACCATTGAGTGGGCCAACCGTGGCTTGAATATGTGGACAATTGAGGAAGGCTCCTTCACTTTGACCCCGAGTTTGCCCACATACGCTCTTCCGGTGGATACCATTGACCTGTTGGATCATGTGATCCGCACAGGCGGGAATCAATCAAGTACACAGGCTGACCTTAGCATCACGCGTATTAGTGTTTCTACCTACGCTACTATCCCCAACAAGTTAACGACTGGCCGTCCAATTCAAGTGTGGATTCAGCGCTTGTCAGGTGAAACAAACCCCACGGATGCAACGCTGAATGGGGCACTCACTGCTACAGCTACCACCATAACTCTAAGTACAACAGCGGGGCTGGCCGCTGGGGGGTTCATAAAAGTTGATTCCGAGGTTATCTACTACGGTTACATTTCTGGAAACACGTTGGGTAGTTGCTTCCGTGGGCAGAACAACACGACTGCGGTTTCGCATTTGACCGCTACCGCCGTTTACGTACCTCAGCTACCAGCCGTAACAGTCTGGCCAGCGCCCGACAACTCACAGACATATCAGTTTGTTTACTGGCGTATGCGCCGTATCCAAGATGCGGGAACTGGTATTCAA